GTACTGACATGGAGCAAATAAACTATATGCTTACTTCCTTAAAAAAGGACGCTGGTATAGAAGAAGACGTAAAAAAAGAAAATGAAAATAGCTTTGGTAATAACAATATGTGGTATGATGGGATGTCTACCACCTCTTTCTCATAATGATTGGCAATTTGAAACAGAAGAACAATGTATGTACAAAGGTTATTATCATATTGCTCAAGTAGCTGAAAATTATATGAGGGCTATAGGTGTTCAAGAATTTAAAGACCAAAAAATAAAGATGATGTATAATTGTTTTCCTGCCGATAAAGTTTTTGAAACTAAACCTTCAACTCCTACTTAAGAATGAAACACAGTCTTTGCAACTTTTTCTAAGTGTTCATGCAAGTCTGTAAAATTAGTTTTACATTCCCTTAACATAGCAATAATAACTCCTGCATTTTCTTTTTTAAAATGTAAAGGAATTTTTTCCATAGGATATGATTTAAGTTCAGTAATAAACTGACCTTGTTTGTTAATGATTAGTTTGAAGCCCATTAAATCGGCTTCTTTTCTCTTAACTCTTTTGGATTTATTTAATTTTCGAGGGGTTTGCACTAGCTTTTCTCATTAAATCAACAAAGAAATCATCATCACCTTTATCTTTTCTTAATTTAGTTAATGGTTTATCACCTTTCTTATATACTTCTATACTTCTAACTCTAATAGGGTTAGTCATAAAGACAGGAAGTCTTGGATTGTTATGACTCTTAACCATAAAGAATCCATCATCAGCTATACCAAATGTTTGTACATTTTGTATATCTATATCATCCATTCCCACTAAACATAATCGCATATTATACATAGTAGAAGGTCCACCTATAATAGGTTTACCTTTTAAATCATAAATTTTATCTACCATTTATTTCCTTACGATATGTTTTCTTAATGCTCGAACAAGTTCTTCTATCTTATCTATGATAGCAATTAAAGATTTATCTTTTATAAAACCTTGTTCTTTTTTTAATTCATCATATTCTCTTAATGGAATAGTCACAGTTCTTCTTGAACTAATTTCATCTTCATAAGAAGATGCTTCAGCCCTATCTTGTTCTTCAGTCATCATTTTTTAGAACGCTTTCTATCTTAGAAGATACAAAACTAGGTTCAGTTCTAACCTCACCTATGACTCCTCCTTGTCCATCATCATCTATTAAACTATCCACACTTGTTGTATGAATTTCATTTAACTTTTGATTATTCCTTGTTATCTTTTTCTTTAGATGGTCTTTAAGTTCACCTATTCTTACATATAATATTTTATCTATTGCAGGATTAATTCCATACATAGGTAAATCATTAAGAGCAGAAATTATTCTACGAAAACCTCTTGCTCTTTTTTCTAATTGTGTTATAGTACTCTCATTAATCATCATAGTCCCTTTCCAATATCATTTCTAAATAATGTATGGCTTTTTCTATATCCTTCCTCTTCCCTTTTTTTTGATGTCTGCATATATACTTAATAGCATTCCCTTCTGCAAACAAAATTTTATTTTCATTAATAAATTCTGCAGGTTGAATCTTCATAGAATTATAATGATTCCCATCCACCTGCTTACTTAATGAATCGTATGTCGTACCTTTAAACATTCCTTTATCTGTCATTACATAGCAAGAGGACCATGTTCAGCCATCTTTGCTCTTCTCTTATCTCTTTCTGTAGGTTCTAAGCTTTCATTTAAATCATCTATAGTCCAATGAGGATTCTTTTTTAATTTTTTAACTATCCATTTATAAGACCAAGGTTGTAAACGTAATGTTGTACCTTGCCAATAATGAGTTTGATTAGGTAATAATTTAAATACATTCTTTACATTAACTTTCTTTTGTTCATCAGGATTTAATAATCCCTTAAGCCATTCAACCATAATATGTTTAGCTTTGTTTCTTATCTTACTCATTTGTTTTGTATTCATTTTAAATTATAAAAAGTATACTTAACAGTTAGTTCTTCCCATGCCTTTATATTTTTTATAGCAACTAAATTATATTTAGTATAATTCGTAGATTTTAATTCTACTTTCTCACAATTAGGTTTATCTGAATGATTTATAAATCCACCTAAAGGTGTACGAATTAGTTCACCTTCTATTTTATAATGACTAACACCAAAATTAACACCCTTGGGTTCAAACAATTTTGTAAACAATCCTAATCCTTGTATCTTACTCTTAGCAATTGTAAGTTTAATACATTCATTATCAGGTAATGGTTTATATAAGTCTTTATCTTTTTCCATAAGTTTGTAATTCTTCTGAAAAGTTTTGAGTTATCTCTTCAACATTAGGTTGTCGACTTACTTCAGCTAAGTAAACATATCTATTAGAATATTTAAATACTCTTAATCCTTTACCATCATTAGCATCTTTATAACATTCCCATTTATGTGAACAAAACTGACAACCAATAGGTAAAGATTTATTTCCACCTTTAGTTTCAGATAACTGATAACATCTATCAGGTGGTGTCTTACTCTTTAATGTATCTTGTAAAGTTTTAATTAAATTTGGAACATTAGGTTTAGCTAACTCATCAGGTTTATAGAAACAAACATCTCCACTTGATTTATCCATAACCAAGAAACCTCCGCCAGTTGTACCCATCCCTGCTTCATATCCTGATAGCTGGGCATGATAACCAAATGGGTCATCACCAACTAACTCTCCTGTTTTAAATTTCTTAAAACTAAATGATGATGCTGATTTAACATCACACACTTCACCATCTACTGTCGCATCTATATGTCCTTTAATATTATCTATCTCTACTTTCTTTTGTTGGTCTCCTATTTTATGTCCAGTTAATTCTGCTAGATATAATAATAAATGTTCTAAGATATGTCCATATAAAAATTTAATATTTAAACTAGCATCATAAGATTTAGTTTTCTTTGGACTAAATCTATCATACCATAATTGTCTAGGTGGTTTACCTAGTACTGACATTCTTAACTTCCCATCTTTTTCTCTAACAGGATTGTTCCATGAATTAAAAGCTTCCTTAATATTCTTAAGGAACTTCTCCATGTTTTCTTCTGTGACGTTAGCAGGTTTACCATTTGATATTCCAGCTACTAAATTTTTAATATCAGTAGCTATTGTATCAATGCGTTTCTGCCCAGTTGTTTCCGATTTTATATTTTCCATCTAATGGACACCTTATTTTTAATTCCTTTCCTGCTTCTCTTATTGATTGTACTGCTAAGTTTCCAAACTCTTCGGCTCTACTATCTTCAACCTCATATTGAAACTCATCATGTACATTAACAATAGGATAAGCTTTGATTCGTTTATTTATAACATATTGGTCTAGTAGTGTCAACGCTTTCTTCATAACACACGCACCAGCACCCTGTAATAGGGTGTTTAACGCAGCGTGGGGGTGTCTTATGAGGATTTTTCTTTGGTCGAGACCTCTGAGCCATCTTTTTTGAGCCACTCCATCCACTCTTTCTCGTAGTCGTTTAAAACTTGGTGTAGCTCTAAGAAATTTTTCTTTAACTCTTTCTCCATCTCTCTCAGACCTTTTGATGATACTTCCGATTTTTTTGGAACCTGCACCATAGATGAGTGCGTAAATAAATGTCTTCGCCTCATCTCTTGACCCCAAACCAGCATTAGTTTGATTTGTTGTGTGTATATCTCCATTAATGATTTCATTTGTGTATTCCTTATCGTTCATGTAGTGTGCTAACATCCTCAACTCAAGTCCTGAAGCATCAACACCTACTAATTTATAACCTTTGTTTGTAATCCATAACTCTCTGCATTCTTTTCCGTAGGGTGAATACACAGCAGGAACTTGTGCCATATTGGGCGACTGATGGGACATCCTTCCAGTAATTGTACCATTGGTAATTACTTTGCCATGTACTCTCCCATCTTCTCTAGTAGCTTCAATCCAAGAACTGACTTGAGCAATTCTTTTCTGAAGAGTGAGAAATTTTTTTATTAATTCAGCTTCAGGAATATTTTTAATTTCTGATAAAACTTTTTCATCAACTATGATATGTCCTTTATCTGTTTTCTTTTTAGGTTTCCATCCTAACATAACTAATCGTTCAGCTATTTGTTGACGTGAACCTAAATTAAATTCTTTAAATTTTACTTTTGTAAATGGTACTCCCTTAACATAACCTCTTGTTTTATTATTAGACTTAGGAATAAATTCTGTTTCTATTTTTAATGGAGGAAAAGTTTTTCTT